TGGGCGATCTATGTCTGTCCATGGATGGAACCGATCTATAACATCGAGGACCGCCTAGAAAAGCTACACGCCACTGGTGACAAGGTCACCGATCCACGCTGGATTGACCGAATGGTCCACGCGGACCCTGAAGTGAACGCCCGGTATCGACGCTAGTGGGTTGCGCACCATTTTGCTGGAGTCAGTAAAATGGGCGGAGGCTATTATCATCTAACCAATTTCTCCATATGGCAGCAGTAAAAGCACCACGCCGACCAAAGGCGACCACTAAAAAGCCACGCACATATCGTGACGCTGACTGAAAAACAAATATTGAGCGATATAATGAATCTCTCAAAGGTGAGAAGATTGTACACAAGACCACCACTGAGTGGGCTGACATCATAAAGGTCCGCGAGGACGCTCGCCAAGCTCGAAATAGAGCGGAGGACGCTCTAAAGATACAAATTGACCGTTGTATTGGGTATCAGAAAGAAATTTGAGAGCTCAATCGAGAACTCTGGAGAGGGCATACAGGTTCATTCTTTATTGGTCTTGGTATTGCATTCTTTATTTCGTATCTTTACATCCACTTTTGTTAATATCTATGGATAATTCTTTTTGGGAATGAAGGCAAAGAAACCCCAAGCCTTCCGAGTGTAAGGTTGGAGACTACTATGAGAATCCTTCATGATGGCAGCGTCGTATAATTTCCACGATTGGCGTTGGATGAGAAGGTTGGTATTACTCGTACTTCAAGATTCTTGATTCTGATAAATGGGAGAAAGAATGATGAGAGTTTGTATGTCAAATCTCACACCATAGGCGTTGGTCCCGTGACGGTAATAGATAAAAAAATCCCCTCGCAATGAGGGGATTTTTTGTACATTGAATTTTTTATTGGCTTTCCAAAGCCTTTTTTTGTGATTCATATAGTCAATTGACTATGAATTGATAGTGTATTGACACTATTGAAATTCTACACCGTATTGAGCTAATGCCCTTTTTGCACCCTCGAAGAACTCACTATCTCACTCGGTCTTTATTCCCTTCAGCGACGCCTCGAGTTCTGCTATACGCTTTCGGTGAGCTTCTTGACGGTTCGGGAATTGTCCAGTGACTTCGAGATCTTCGAGTTTTTTCTTTCTTTCCTCTAGTTCTTTTCGGACCACCTTCACCGCTGGAGAGTTCTGGAGGATTATTGGCGACTGCAGGTCCTTAAACGTGTCGATGGTGGGGTTTTTCGGTATCGATGCTGGTATTCCATCGATCGCAGGCTTAAACACTTCATCCTGGAGGATTTCTACCCATATGGAGCGGCATCGGTAATGTCGAGGTGGTGAGTAATCGTAGAACTCAGACGATCCTGGCTTCACGATTCGACCGTCGAGTGATCTACAGGTGTCGGTTGTCTTCGAGTCGAGGATTGCCGAGAATTGGAACGCGTACACCTTCTCTGGGAATCTCTCGAAGACAAACGCACGACCCATGTTGATAGTTCCTGTTACTCCAAGCGATGTGAGAGTTGCCTTTGCACCCTCTATCGCCTTGTCGAGATTGGCGCTGGCAGCCGCCACGGCTTCGGTGGTCCCAGTGTTGGTGACGGATCCACCGTTCTTCTGGACCGTTTGAGTCACGGCGGTTTTTATACCGTTTTCCATCTCAGCGGTGACCTTATCGACTATGGCTTGCGCCTGGACCTTGATTCATGCCTTGATTTCATTGGTAGTGGCCAGGACATTGACTGCCATTTCTGAGGCAGCTGATTTTTTCCCTATCTCAAAGACTTCTTTCATAACATCCTCAAGGGCCTTTGCGAGTTCTCCGGTGTACTTTGCTTTAATTACACCCACCGCCTTGATATCGTTTGCTTCCACGGCTTTGGCTACTTGCTTAAGGAGATCGTCTTTCTGTTTCACTGTGAGTTCCTCGAGCTTGTTTTCCATGGTCTTCGTATACCCGTCCATGGCTGATATAAGGCTTGTGAAGTTCACTTTCTTTTCAGCAAAAGTGAGAGGTCTTGCAGCGTTGAGCTCAAAATCATTGAATTTGAAACCGAGGGTTTTGAGTTTTGTACGAGACTCATCATCTTTCGCACCACGGATAAGGCTTACGATTCTATCGTTTGTGAACGCCCTACTCATGTCCTGAAAGAACTCATCGCTAAAAACTGACGGTAGCTCGTCTCCATGATCGCATGGTTCATGATAGAGTCCTGAGTCTGTTTTCTTCTTATCAATGGTACTTTTTGCCGTGTCTCCAGCTGCCTTTGCAGCAGTTCGGATTCCAGCTTGGGCAGTCTTGATATCCATGTTTTCCTTCGAGATGCCGTCGAGGGTTTCAGTGATCGCTTCACGCCGTGGATCTCACTTTGGGAGCTTTTTCATTTCTTCTCGGAGCTTTGCAGTCTCAGCACGATTGGCGAGTACCTTCTTTTGGAGTCATTCGGTTGCCTGTTTTGCTGATGTTTTACCAGCCTTCACGCTCGCGCGTATAGTGGTTATTTCAGCTTTTAGAGCCGCCTTGCGTTCCTTCATCATTTTTCTTGCTTCTTTCAGGTTGGCCGCTTTTTTTCCTTTGACCACTTGGAGTTTCTTTATGCCAGCGAGGGTTTCTTTTGCCTTTGCTGCAATCTTTTGACGTTGTGCCTTACCTGCTGGACCCTTTGGAACCTTTGCGAGTTCCGCCTTCAGGTTGGCTACATCCGCTCGGGCTTTGGTGATTTCAGCGGAGCTCTCAGCTACTCACTTTTTTGCTATCTCAATTTTTCCCTTCAGGTTACCACCTCTATTCTTGGTGAGTGCTTCACTAATCTTTTTTTTTGTCTCGTCGGACATTGGTGCTTTAAATATTGCGCTTTCTGCAAACTCTAGGACCGTGTCCATAAGGTCGGAGAACTCCTCTTCGTCTTCTGGAGTATCGCCATTGGCGAGGGTTTCGAGTTCGGATACAACATCCGCCCCGTCGTCTTCTGGCATGCTTTCGTCACCGTCCTCACCGCCCATCTCATCCTCTATTGATTCGTCCTCTGAGCGTGCTGGAATACCGAGAAGTTCACGCATATAATCCTCTATCGATTCATCAGTATTGACGATTCCACCGCTCACGAGTGTTGCGATAGTATTGGCGAGTTTCTCCGTATCGGTCTTGGTTATCTTCTGGCATCGGAGCTTTGGATACTTGTCAGTATCGAAGTTCATATCGACGAGCTCTCGGATGAGATACTTATTGATGACTTCGCTTATCTGATTGGAGATACTCGTGAGGCTTGATATGAATATGTCGGATTGATCAGCGCCGAGAGAGAATGACCCGGATCCTGTATCGCCGAGCTCGAGGAATTGTGCCAGGACATTCTTTGCAATTTCACGATTGTGGTGCTTTATTGATTCCCATAGGTCGGATTGGCTTCATGCCTTCAAATCAGCAAATTCAAACTCCCAGCCATCGGCTTTCGCACCTGGCATGACGATTCCAGTTTGTTCAGTGGCTCGTATATTCTTTACGATGTTAGCAGCGACCGCCTTTTGGGCCTTGTTGGCGTTTTTCGGTATGTAGATGACTGGTATTCCCACCCCTTGTCTTTCGTGCTTCACAGCGTCGAATTTGTAGAGCTTATCTTTGATGAAGTAGTTTTTATATGCCGATCGAAGAACAGAGATTCATGAGAAGTTGTCACCCTCTTTTCGGAATGAAAAAAGGAGGAGTTGATATCCTGGGATGGATACCTCAAATTCTCCAGTTGGACCTGGAGTCGGGAGGAGCTGAGTCACTCCTGGAAGTCTTGCCGATGTTATCCAGCGTTGAATCGTTACTTGCTTTCTAAATCCGAGCTTATCGATCCATACGCGGTCGTCCTCGACCTTGTACACCTTCTCGAAGAGTGAGAAACCAAACGGCAGCATAGTGAGAATCTCTCGGAGCTTATTATCCCACCCGTCTTGCATACGCTCAAAGAGTGCTTCTGTTACAAAATCCGCTTGCTCCTGGTACTCTGGTGTTACCTCATCATCCTCATTCTTTGCTGGTTCGATATCCCAGTACGCATTGCGAATCGGGAGCTCCATAGCCAGTAGGACCGCAGAAACTTGCGCGTCAGAGCGTCGCATTCGGTCGTATACTTCCATTCCCTTAAATCCAGCGAGTTGTGGATTATATTCCTCATCAAGATATCCGTCGATGATCTTGGTACCTGCCATACCTTTGACGGCGGTGACGAGGTCCTCGAGTAGCTCCTCTTCAGTTGTCGAGTCGGCCGTATGGTTGAGGTCTTCGATCTGGGACGAGGTTTTTACTTTCTTTTGCATAGAGTGAGGTTATTAAAAATCCGAATTAAGAATAGAGTTTTTGTCGTCCTGATCGTATGTTTCTTCTTCTGGAGTTTCTTCTTGGACGGCTTTGTTTTCTTGATTTTCGCTTTGTCAATATTTTATCGAAATTTGTGAATTTTGCACATTCTTTTTTTTCATTGCGTCATTTACGCTTATCAGAAACTCTATATCCGCTTCTGGTAGCTTAAATTCACGCAGTCAATATCTGAAGGCGTCAGACGCGTGGTCCTCGAGGGACGAGTCGAGGTCTTCTGGATTTCGCGCGTCATGGATCATCATTGGGAGTGTCCGTATGAGATTACTGCAATTTTTCGTAATAAGAACACGAGCCGACACGATGCCTGTATTTGGATTTTGGAAGAGCTGGAAGCCTTCACGGACAGTATTCCATCCAGCCACACGGACATTATCCGCCCGGGAGATATAGAGCCCAACTTCTATCATGTCATCTTCAGCTGAGGTTCATGTCGATTCGTTTTTCTTGAAAATGGCGGGATCCGCGAAGATATTGGACCCGATCTCTTCGAGCTCCCATTCTGGTGTCATGGCCAGGATACGCGTGGCAAGTTGTCGGTATGTGTGCTTTGTCACATAGAGCTCTCGGTAGCATATCACACGACCGTCGTATAGTTGGGCCATCCAATAGACGGCTGATGGAGCGGTATATCCATAATCGAATGATATAATGCGCTTTTTGACGCCCTTTGGTGGTACAAATGGCGGGATTGTATGGAGGTCATGACGGAACTCTTCGAAGTACTGACCTTCGAAGATATCCCAGTCACCATCTCGGAGGGCACGACGCAATTTCTCAGGGAGTGCATTCAAACGCTTGATATAGTTTGGATCCATCCTAAGAAGCACATGATTGTCTGTATAGAATGCCTGTATAAAGGCATAATCGTCGATATCGTATGTTTCACTCGGTTCTCTATCAATCCAGCGCTTTTTTACCCATGCATGACCTTTTCCTCATGGATTGGTAGTTCAGAAAAAGTTAGGAGTCACTCATTCCTTCGAAGTACGCAGGGATGATATGATGGTGTCGAACTCATCCTCACTCCAGTGAGTTAATTCCTCAATACCGATGAAGTCGTACTCAATACCTTGGTATCTGAGGACATCGGTCATGTTCTTGCAATAACCGAGCTCTATCGTCGAATCATTAAAAAACTTGATACGGTGGTTCTGGGCATTATATTTGTACGCTGTGATTGGGACCTCGCGCTGGAAAGGGTAGAGGAAGTTCTTTTCGACCTCTGGAAATGTACGACGCAAAATAAGGCCATTGATTCCTCTACTTGTGAGACATTGGCCAGTAGCTTCAGCTCGGAGCCAGTGGGATTTTCCACCGCCCTTCGCACCGCCGTAGAGTCGAAATGGTTTGAATGTATACGACGCCTCGAGCTGCTTTGGTTGGAGTTCATATATCCGTTTACGGACGATGTTCATTCATTCGATCGCGGAGCTCATGAAGTTGTAGAGTTATTTGCTTTTTGATCCGGTTCCTTCTTCTCCACCTTTCTTTTCGCCTCAGCTTGATTTCTTTTTGGTATTTGGACCACTCTTCGGTTTTTTTGAATTTGAGGGCTTCACGCTTTTTTTTTTGGTCTGATTAGCGTGGAATCCTACAGATTGCTTCAGTGGTTCCTTGATTGGGACCGACACAACTTTTGTTGGTGTGGCATCCTTTACAGAAAATGGTGACGGTGGCGTTGCAAACTCAATGATCACACGCGCCTGACTGTCTTCTTTGACTCCGAATGTCTCACGGTCTTTCACTTCGAGCCACGCTTTGGCAGCTGCAAAGTTTGAGGTCCGGAGGTTGTCGACCCATGCCTTGTGAGCCATCATGTCGGGCGATTCGCGCCAGGCGTCGATTTGGTCACGTACTGAGTCAATTTCCTGATACCACATGCCTATCGTTGCTGGGCTTACATAATCTTCAAAATTAGTTTTGACATTGTATGCATTACACGCCTTTTTTATAGCTAGTCAAAGCATGAGATAAGGCTGGATTTTCGCGAGGTACGCTTGTTTATCCAGCTCTGGGAGTTTTCATTTTTTCGGTATTGGTGGTGGTTTTCTTGCCATTATTACTCAATAATAGAATTAATGTCAATTTCTCGGGTGATACACCTGATTGGGGATTTCCCTCATGTATATTGATAGAATCGTTTGATTATTACTTCGACATATCTCTCGTCGAGCTCCATTGTACGGGCCACTCTCTTATGCTTCTCACACGCTATCAGAGTGCTTCCAGAACATCCGAAGAGGTCGAGGACCATATCTCAGGCCTTACTCGAATTTGCGAGCGCGTATCCGATGAGTTCTATGGGTTTCTGGGTAGGGTGTACGTAATCCTTCACGGGGTCACGCTTCATCGTCCAGATGGTGGTCTTGCCTTCTTTTTCAGCCTCTCTCGCGTGTTTTAGCATCGCCAGGAGTTGCGCGTCGGATTTTGTAAAGTCGATGACGGTGGTGTGAGTGCGATCGCCATAGAACTCTGGAGACGCATCTTTTACTCCACAGTAAAAAAACGGCTCATGCTTCCATCGGTAATCGGACCAGCCCATAGCAGCCGTTGGCTTATTCCAGACGAGCTGGCATTTCACTACAAAGCCTGCATCGGTGATATGCTTCTCAAAGAGCGCCTGGGTTGATGTCGAATGGAATACGTACATTCCAGCCGTGGTTTTGATATTCTCTCGGTACCTTGCGAACCACTCGGAGAGCATCGTCTCAAATGCTGCATCGCTCATATCGTCGTTTTTGATACCGTTCGAGGTGTTCTTTCCCTTCCCGACGTAGGCCACGTTGTATGGAGGATCAGTGAATACCATATCTGCTTTTTTTCCTCCCATGAGTTTGGCCACCATAGCTTTATCTGAAGAATCGCCGCACATGAGAATATGCTCCCCGAGCTGGAAGATATCACCCTTCTGGACCACGTACTTATCCAGGACTCATGGTGCATCGTCTTCTATCTCCTCCTTATCTTTATCGTTATCCACGAATGGATCTAAATCCAAGAAAAGACCCGCGAGCCATTGGTCTCATAGGTCTCGGAGTTCATAGAGGAGGTTCTGCTTATTTCGCTTACCAAGCTCTGATATTTTGTTATGTGCGATCCTGAGTCATCGAGCTTCAGCTTCACTCAAATCGTCACGGACGATACACGCCACTTCTTTTATTCCCATTCTCAGGCAGGCTTCACGAGTACCGTGTCCAGCGATGATGACGTTGTTTTTATCAATAATTAAAGGAAGCACGACGCCGTACTTCTGGATGGATATTACAAATTCTTTTATCTGCTCTTCTGGGTGATCCTTATTGTTTTTATCGTATATAATCAGGTCTTCGAGATAGCGCATCTCGGTTGCGAAACTTACCCGGATTTCTTTATCTGCTTTTGAATCTGGCATAGAGTGGATTGATTATGTATAATGCGGTCATTCTATGCAGAATCGGTAAAAATGCAAAGGCAAGAAAAAAGGCCCACGGATGGGTCTTTTTTCACGACGGTATCGGTACTCCCGATAGCAGAGTCCGTCGTCGTGTATTATAGGGATTTCTTCGCCTTTTACAAACTGAGCGATGGAATTTCGAAGAATTGGATAATATCTGCAGTTGCTTTGATACGTCGGTATCCACTGAGTTGGTCATGCTGGGTTCCGAGCTTATCGAATACGTGAGGGACCACCTCTCGGATTATTCCAATCGTGGCATCAGTCCATTCGAACTCTGGAGTAGTTCCCTGGATCTCCTGAAGCTCGACATCGAGCGCTTGGAGTTCCTTATCGAGTTTCTCCTGGCGGTCGATGATATCTGCAGCATTCTTTCCTTCTGATTCACGGGCTTTTCGAAGCTCTGCGAGTTCTTTTCGCTTTTGGATGAGTGGTTGCACGCGATCGCGCAGGTCGTTTTGTTTTTCCTCCATTCTCTCCACCTCGGGGTGAAGAATACCAAATACGAGATTGATATCGAGAATGTCATCTATCTCTCGAATATCTGCGAGTGTGAGGATAACATATAAGTGCTGGAGCGTCCAGAATGGGAGAGCGTTCGTCATAGGATAGAAAATGAGAAAATAAATGGAGCCGACAGATGGTTCTTAGCCATCGAAGCCGGCACGGACCTCCCATCGTACACCCTGCAAGATAGGGAGGTGAGGTTATGCGTGCCAATGAGCAAAATCACGCCTATTCGATATTGGGAAGGTTGTATGACTCTACGAACCACCGGGTAGTAAATCCGGCACACCTGGCTCGCTATGCTCCCTCACCAATCGACGCCGCTTGCGCGGTTTTCGTGTTCAGGGTTCCGCTTGGACCGCTATGAAAGTCTGGGTTTCCCCGTTCTTGTGGTCACGGGTTGCAAGGTTTCCCTATCTCCCGTGTTGTAACCCGTCGGTTGTACGCTTTGATTGCTACTCCTTAATTTATAGCGTCCGGGCCTGGCTCATGTGGGAGATGGTTTTTATGTAGCTATCCACCTCCCGAGCTTTATGATTGCGAGTTAAGCTCTGCATAGAGTTTTCTTACCCACAGGCGGTCTTCGATAAGTTCGATGTGACCCACCTGGTCGAGGCGACTCTTCGCCTTCAGTGATAAGTGATCGAGGAAGAACGTGATTGCTTCCTGGTATCCGATACAGAGCTTCGATTTCACTCCCTCGGTTTCTCCTAATGCTTCGAGCCATATAAGCTGCTCTGCAGTAGCTTTTGGGGTTTTCCCGGTGAGTCCACTGGGTTCCTTCAGCTCGATGAAGAGGAGAGTCCTTTTCTCATTGGATGAGATGGCCGATGGTATGGAAATAATAAAGTCAGGAAGACCTCGTCGGAGTCAAAGGCGGACCTTTTTCTGATTCTCTCTCTCGTCATGTCACTCGGAAGCGATATGAGAAAAGAGGAGAGAATTCTCAGAGATGTGATCATACTCGATGAGATATGATTTCGTGATCTCGAGCCAGCGAGTGAGTTTGATACTACCACTGTCTTCCCACTTTATTCGTTTTGCCATAAAAAGGAGCTATCCGGGAATTCCGGACAGCTCCATATTATAGAATATGCACGATTATGCAAGGTTATTTTTTAAGTGCCTTTTTGACAATAGCCTTTTTGAATGTCGGACTTCAGATGAGGGATTCCATCGCTTCTTTAATGAAAGCGTACGTTTTATCCTTCCCTATATCGTCGCGCATCGCTTCGAGTGCTTTTTTGAATCCTTCAGCTGGATCCTTCATAGAATTCTCGAGAAGTTGGCGCTGCTCACGTTGCTCATTTCTTTTCTCCAGGAGTTTATCTATAGTCTCCTGGTCGTCATCGGTGAGAAGGGCGCAGAACCTCTTTTCTCCATCCAGGTGACGTCTGAGCTTCACGAGCTCGATGAAGTCGGTAGGCAGTACGGACCCCTCGATAATCGTGAAGTCTTCACCCTCACGATCGGTATCGTACTTGGAGCTTATCGTGGTGAATTCAAGAATGAAGAGGTCGATATCCTTTGTATCACGTTTGTACTCATAGTGGCATTTTCTGATATCATCCACCACTCCCTGGTATTGATCCTCTGGGGTTCCGAGAGTAAGTTGAGGATTGAAGAAATTTTGTATACAGTTTTGAATGTGTACGTTATAGCTTCGCACGTTGTAATAGAAGGCGAGAGTGTAGGATTCAGCGATGCGCTCGACGCGGATCCCGGTGATTTTGAATTTGAAGGTTGGGGCCTCGTATGGTCCCTTTACCTTCAGCTCCACGAGTTCGATTTGATACCCGGTGAGCTTGGTGTCGTACGGATGTATCTGGAGGAGTAGACCGTCTTGCTGGAGTCTATCCTGGAGTTCCTGGGTAGCAGTTTTTGACATGGTGTATAATAAATGTTAGAAAGTGAAAAACTTGTGAGATTCTAGAACGGTATATCTTCGATACTGATTTCTTCATCTCATGCCTTTTTGGTACGCTTCGCAGGCTTTTGAGGTTCCACCTGAGTGTCGTCTGGGAAGTCGCCTTGATCGTGTTCAGCGTTCTTCTGGGGACCACCGAGGATTTCAAGAGTATCAGCGATGACCTCTGTTTTATATCGTTTCACTCCATTGGCGTCATCCCAGCTTCGAGTTTTCATGCGCCCCTGGATCATTATCTTTTTCCCTTTACCGACGAAGCGTTCGACGATATCAGCAAGACCGAGCCAGCAGACCACGTTGTGATAGTCTACCTCCTCGACCTTTCTTCAGCTGGAGTCTTTATATTTTCGGTTGGTAGCCATAGAGAATGAAGCGACCTTGTGGCCGTTCGGGGTTTCTTTGATTTCTGGTTCCGCGGTAACATTACCGATTATTGTAGCTTGGTTCATGTGGGGTATAAATTAGAAGTATAGAGAAGTGAGAATGTAGAGATTGTAAAGGAGAGAAGCCAGGAGAATAGCGAGAGTGATTTTGCTTTTTAGGTCTATTGTATTTTCTGTGATCGCCTGGGATAATTGGACGAAGCAGAAAAACGTCATGAGTCCTGGAGCAAATATAGCGCAGATGTAGAGGAAGATGTGCATGAGAATATTGGGTTATGCTGGTATTTTTAAGAGCCACTTTTTTCTGATATTTCAGTCTCCCTGGTCTGGTAATACAATGGCAAATCATTTATATAAATTTCACGATATGCCACCAGGGTTTTTATCTATCAGCGGAGTTATCTGTCGAATGATTCGATAGAGAGCCTCGGGATCTTCGATACCGTAATTCTCATATAATCAGGTTTCGATCTTCTCTGCATACTCCTCATCGTTTTCATCGATTCAGAGTACGTGCATGAGGAGTTCTTCGATCTCGAATGATTCGATCTGGTTATCTTCAGCTATCATAAAAGTAAAAATTAAGAAATAGGATTTTTCGTGAGTTCTTCATCTAGCTTTCGTCTCCACTCTAGGTCGGACCATTCGAGGTCTACGAGCTTGTGGCAATCTCTGGAGCATACAAGCGTGATATTCCGAGGATCCAGACGATGCTTTGGATACATTTTTTTCGCGAGTTTATGTGCGAAGCATTCGGGGCGCACGAGTTTCTGGACCTTTTCACCCTTAGCGTCATCTATCCAGATGAAGGGTTCGAGGGCTTTCTCCATGACGAGTCAGCATTGCTCGCAGCAATGTGGCCGAGTATTCCAGATCTCCCGGTTCATGTCGGTTTCTGATCACCCGTTATCGATACGCTCTCGACGTTTCTTTCAGACTTGCGCGATCGGTTTCGTCGGTGGCTTCAGGGGAGTTCGCTTGAGGGGTTTTGGTTTTTTCTTTTCCTTTGGTGGAGGTTTTGGGAAGGCCTGGAGCGATTTCTCTGGGGGTTTATCCAATGGGATAGGTTTTTCCTTCTTTTTGGATGGACCCTTTGGAGGCGCGGTTGCCTTCTCTTTTTTCGTGGTCGTGGCGAGTTTGAATTTATCGAATCAGTCCTTCCAGCCAGCTTTTGGCATATCGGGGAGTTTTTTAGGGAATGCGATAGTCATGGTGGTTATTTGTTAGGGTATAAATCTCGAATAACTGGGAGGAGAGTTTTGTACGATCTGAAGAATATATCTTTTGGCTTTCTCAGGTCGAGGCTTCAGTACAAGAATTGTATTTCACCATCGCACCAGAGATTGAATGTCTTTTTTTGGAAGTCGTAGGAATATTCGAGGTCATCGATTCCCTCATAGAGTTGAATATCCCACCCCATAACTCTCTCCACGTAGTCGAGGAGTCAGGCGAGTTGTTGGTCTGAGATATCGTGGCGCTTGCTATATGGTATGTAGGTGTTTTCCATTTTGTAAAAATATTATAGAGTTTCTGCTTCAGAAATTGTCAGATACTTTCAGAAACCCAGGCGTTGGGCTTCGAGGACTAGGTGGTCTCCACGGCGTGGCCAGTCTTTAGGAAGACCGACCTGTGGTATGGTTATGAAGAGCCAGTTTACTCTGGTGTGGGTTCTGCAGGTGATTCGGAGAGTTTCTGTCATAGAATTAAAGGCTAGATACTTTGATGATGCTTTCGGATTTGATTTCATCGATCGCGATCCATCCATACCGTGCTGGATATCTCATTGGGACGACTCGGTCTTCTATAATGAGTTCGACTCGGTGATTGTAGTATCAGAGCAATCTCTGGACCAAAAAATACAAATAAAAATAATTTCTCGATCTGGTGCTTGGTCGATATATAACCCTTTCCCCTTTCATTAGTTCTGATTGCCACTTTAGTAGGCGATGTCAATTGGATTTTTTCATAGTTCTAAAAAATAGATTTTTGCTTTTGTCTTCGGTCCTCTCCAGTGAATTCGATGATCTCGCACGTTTCTATGAGTCTGGAGGCTATCTGTCCATTGTACCTCTCTGCTATGTCCTCTATGGAGAAGTTCGATGTGATGATGGTTGGGAGTCCTTGCTCGTATCGGTGGTTGATAGTTATAAAGAGTTGCTCTCGGACCCAGTCGGACCCTTTTTCCTGGTGGATATCATCGATGATAAGCAGGCGAGTGCTTCGGAGCCGTGCCAGGAGGTTTTTCCCGGTAGTGTTGAGTTTGTTATCGAAGGAGTCCTTCACCATCGAGAGTCACGTGGCCCAGTTGATCATGAGGCAATCCACCCAGTATCTTCCAATGAGTTCATTGGCCACGATCGCAGCGGTCGTCGTCTTTCCTGCTCCGATATTTCACCAGAGGTAGAGTCCTTTGGACCGGTCCTCTTCGAATTTATCGATGTAGTTTTCTATGATAGACAAAAGGCCCGGATTTTTCGTCAGGGCTGCGATAGTGAAATTGCGAAACTTTGGGGGGATTCCAGCAGTCGTTTGGGCATCCAGGAGGTCTTGCGCATAAGCGCGCACGATCTGGGCTTTGGTCTCTGGGAGCGCGAGCCACTCTTCATACATTGTTTTTCCGATGTCGCACCTCTTACAAAATGTTTTGGGTAGCACACCGATTCACCTGACGTGGGTATTTCAGAAGTCTGAGGTGTACCCTTTATCGAAGCAGGACCTACACTTTGTGGTCGGAGTATCAGGATTTTGAGCTTGCTTTTCCATTGTTTTGTTGATTAGGTGCTTTTCCCTTATTCGGGTTGTATTGGGCTGGTTCCATCATCCACATTCTACCGTTTATCCATGTCGTGGCGTTATGTTTATATCCACGCATCCACTTGTCTGAGCTATGGAATTTCGGGAGTGATGCTTTGATGTCTTGCCAGGTGTCGCGGATCTCGTCACTCGTAGAGTGTCGATAGGTGGTCTCCAGCTTCAAGAATTTTTCTTTCGCCTTATAGACCGACTCATCAGCTCAGTAGAGTTGTATAAATTCTTTCCATTGATCCTGGGAGAGGTAGGCGATTGTTTTTTTGGGTTTTTTGTCTGGAGCTTTCGGAGGTGCAGCTGGAGTCTCTGGTGGTTTTTCTCATCCACGCACCTGGTATTTTTCCTGCATTACCTTTCTCTTATTGAGTACGGGTTGCATTCTCTCCAGGAGGTGGTCGTTCCATATCCATTCAGGGTCGCGTTGCATGAGTCCGATTGTCACCATGAAGTCGAGGATGTCTGAGTAGAGTTCTTCATCTAGTCCGATGTCTCAGGCGATGAGGGTATGCTGCAGGTCATTGTTTTCGATCCTGAAGTTATCCGCGTCGGTCATTATCTCGAGGAGCATATTGTACGTCGAGTATCCTATGTTTTGAGGATAGCGCGATCGTAGAGCTCGTATTTTGATATTGTTTCTGAGGTTGGCGTCGTGAGAGAAGTATTCTGCATTATTCTTTCGCGGTCGAGCCATAGAATTATTGGGTTACGGAGTTTTTAGTGAGGAAGTTCTGGAGCGCTTGCTCGGTGAATCGGTAATTTGGACGCTTAGATCCTTTGGAAATGTTGATTGCTTCTATTTCCTTGTCTATAATAAGCTGTCTGAGTTTCCGTTCCTTCACTCCGAGTAGACCTTTTTCGACTATTTCCTTAATGCTGTAGAGTTTTTCCATAAATGTGGATTAAAAAGTGTTATTTCTGCCGTTATAGTATCTATTTTGCCGATTCTTGCAAGTTTATATTAAGAAAATTGCTATGAGTCCCTGGAGTGATATAAGGATTGATATTCCTGTTGCTATTCAAAGAAGCCAATGGAATCTTAGTGCCTTCACTGTTTTATCCCATTCTTTGAGAGTGGTATCGTTGTTTTCCTGGAGTCTTTCGAGAAGTTCACAGGCTTTTTCTAGGAGCGCTTGTTGTTGGTTTATCTTAAATTGCATACGAATCTTCTCTGATTCGAGCATTGCTATTTTTTCATTATCGTTCATAAGTGGTTATTGTTATTGAAGTAATAAATCAGGATTCTCGTAGATGTTTCAAATGACTTTGCAATCTTCAACAAAGGTTTCATAGGCATATAAAATGCTCAAAACTTCTGGAGTATGATATATAGCAAAACTTCATGTGTCTGTATCAAATCAGATACTTCCTCTATTATCTCATCTACCGTCTCATTTTTGTTTTCTTCTTTCTACTATATCACCTTCCCATATTTCTTTTCCATTTTTATCAAAGAGTCATGTAAATTGCATAACATGATATTCTTCTGTATGTCCACATAGATTTACAAGGTCTGAATTTGCATTAAAAAGGAAAGGGACTTGAGTTCATCATACGAATACCTGGCTATACATCTTTCCGCTATACCAAGCTCTGAATTTAATAGGTCGCATAAAATTAAAGTAATGTTATAAAAATATCTCCATCCCGTTTCTCTTGCTTTATATACCCGAGCCTTGCAAGGTGAAATAATGCCAGCTCATGGTACCTATGAAGTCATAGTTTGAGTCACATGCTCAATGCGATATCTTTTCCAGTGATTTCCATTGTAGGATCTCAGTTTTCTTTCAAGATAATCGCTATAATGTAGAGCATTCCTATTTGCTCAAGTGCGATTGATTTATCTCTGAGTGGATTTTTCATTTTGATATTGTTGGTTATGGACCATCTTTTGTAATCCGGAAGTATGGCCTGTGGTTTGCTCGACTCGCATTCTCGATTCTTCAGCTATGATATCAGAGAGTTTTCTTCTGTTGATATCTTCGAGCTTCACGGATTGATTGATGGTGAGTTCCTCGATCCTGTTTCTTCAGAAGAGCATTTTTATCTCTTCATCAAATGTGGTCCACATGTTTTCCATGGTGTTTTTTGGTGTGCCATCTTCATTCTTTTCGTTACCACGCACACCCATTTTAATAATCCAGTAATCCTCCCATACCTGTCGGTTTTTCTTTATACCGTATGCGGTTGCGAGTCTTTCAGGAGCTTCTTTGGTTGCGCTTTTTACTGGTGCGGATTGCGCTGGTTTTGGTGGTGGAGGTTTCGGAGGATTGTATGGTGGACGCGCTGGAGTCATTGCAGCCTTTTCGCCTTCAGGTTTCAAGTTGTGATTCTCGTCCTCGATATCTATGCTGGCTGTAAAAGGCGCACAGAAAGTCTTGTATAATGCCTCACGATAAGCTACCGATTGTGCTTTGGTAACTGCTTTGTCACCGTAATCTATCGCCTCACCTTCCATCTTTGTGGTGACATGGGTTCAATCCTTTGCATAAAAAGCAAATGTGTATTTGTTTATAAGGTGGAATCCCTTGGCTCATCCCCTAGAAACGACTGGTTCGAACACTTGACGCTCGATGTCTGCAATCGTTGGGAATACTCAGTATTTTGCGAGGAGAGGATTGAGAGCGTCCATAGCTGCGTCAATTCAGCGAAACTCGTAGTTTTGCTCAGTATTGCGCTTGGACTTTGCCACGGGACCTAGGTCCCTGACAATCGCAGTCATCGCCTCGAAAATAGTGAGAGGAGCTTGTGATTCAGAACCCTCTGCTGGTTCTTTTTTGCTCATATAGAAAAAAATAAAAGGTTAAAGCCGGGGGACCATCCCTCCCTACCGTGAAAGAGAGAATCCGATAGTTCCAATAAGTCCAAGTCCGTAGGGTAATGCGAGCGCCTGAGCGATGTCGACCCCGAGGATTGCAAGGGCTATGATGGAAACGAGCGCGATCGTATGATTGCGGATTGTATCGGTTCTCATGGTAATATAGTTATTGGGTAGGTGAAGCCATTGTATTGATTATGCACGATTATGCAAGTTATTTATTTGCATTATCCTGCATAATGTGCTATAATTGCTTTGTAATCGTAATTTCACACCTATGGACACTTCCTAATTTCTGCTTATTTCTGAAAGTTTCTGAAAGTTTCTGATTCAGAAACTATATACTTTTCTTTTTAATCTTTTATAAATATAAATATGCAAAATCTCGATATCTCTACATCTCTCGAACCTGTAATAAATCTATCAGAAAAAACAATTGAAGAGTCATTTATAGACGCTTGTGGCTATCCAATGACAAAGATATTACTCCAGGATCTCACACCATCCGCTGGACCTGTAAGTATTCCCGTTCATATTATCGAAGGTATGGAAACAATCGCCGAGCGAGGTACTGCTAATAAATCACAAATGGAGCTTATTTGACGGTTATTTGATTTACTCAGTGAAAGTTCGCTTTGCAGAGCCTAGAAACTCGTGTTGCTTATTTGATAACTAACTTCTCTTAATATGAAACCTCGCACACTCACATCCATTCTCGTATCAAAGATTCTTGATGTTCTAGAATCTTCAACCCTCTCTCAGATATTCAGTGGTTTTTTGCTCCTCCTCGCTTCGATAATCGTCACGGTGGTACTTACATATACAAACGACTCAATTGAAGCATTCAGGGCGATCCTGGCATGGGAAAATGCAATCATTATGAAAGGCGTTGTCGTGACTCTCTTTATATTCAATTTTTCTAAGATCCTAGCGCTCATTTTGGAATGGTTCGAATCTCTTCTTGCCACCCATACCGACATTCGAACTATTGACTCAATTGATGGCATACCTCGTCTGGAGCTTATGGACCACCTCTTCACTGTATGAACTTTCAAACGCGATGAGGTAGAGTCTAAGTGGGCAATTCCTCGCTATCGTGTAACGGCTATGTCAAAGAAGCTCGAGGACCTAGGTGTTCTCATTCGGTGAGAAAATAACTCTCGTATTTTGAATCCTGAATATACAAGATCTGATCTTGCCACACTTCTTGGCAATCATGAAAGCGTTGATAATATAAGAATCCTCACACGAAAAACAGACGGTTGATTTTCTCACCGTCCTTCAGGATCCGAGGTTCTCCAGAGGATGTCCCCTTTCGTTACTCGTCCTCTCTAGCAAATTGCCAGCAAATTAGACTTTGGCTTGCTGGTGCTATGCAAACGATGTGCTAGGCATGTGCAAGAGGAATGCAGCCAATGCGCAAGCACATAAAAACCCACTCCGATAATATCGTGCGAGTGGGTTTTTTGGTGGATCTATAAGGATGATTATCGATGTCGATATCCGTTCTTGAAGGAGTAGTACCATTATAATTCTTTAGGAATAAATGAGTCTTGGTATTGTTTCCAAGTTGTCCGATCGATTTTCCAAAAGGAGGCATCGATGTCGTTTTTTCTACTAGGGGACACTTCGTCCCATAGTTGTTTTTTTGAGGAGCCTTTCCATGTAAGATCGGCGTGACGGAGAACATTCTCTTTTGGTATTTTAAACACTGCCATAAGGTGCTGTATTAGAGCTCGAACCGTGCCACGTTGCTCGGCCGTGAATCATGGACCGATAACTTCGATTCCGAGTCAATGATAGTTCATGCCTACAAGGCTTCACCAGTTTGATTGTCCAGCGTGCCAGCATACTTTTTTCGGATCAGCGAGCTTGTATGCATCACCATTGGAGTCTATGAGAAAGTGAGCGGATACTGGGTTGGTCGTTTTATATTCTGTACCGTCTGGGTTTGTTCCAGTGAGTATTTTAATGTTACCATTGAGCGTTCCTGGAGGAGTGGCTGTATGATGGATAATTACATACTCACATGTGTTATCTATTCCCTTAGAGTAGTGTCTTTGGGTTTTCGACAGGTCTTTTTTAAATTTAAACATTTTTTATAAGATTAAATATATCTACGTTTGGTACACTACGGATTGTTTCATGGAACCATCGGCTCACGCAGCTGCATTGGAATCGTTGCTTGATAGAAGGAGTCTATTGGCTGTAATATTAGTCTTGACGAAGATAGAAGGAGTGGAAGTTGATGCAATCGTAATACTCGCACCGTCCGCGACGGTTGTATAGCTGGTTCAGAGTTCAGAAAATGCCACGACGCTTCCGGTTGCCCTCGTATCTCTATCGATGTATTGATACTCGGTAGAGCTATACTCAATTGCTGGAAATCCCCATTTGTTTGCGCGGTATGTTGCGGTGGTTGTTGGTGATCAGAGAGTCGTGAAATATTGTTTGACTACATCCTTGTTTGTTGGGTAGTTTCTGAGGGTTGGGAATGAGGAGAGGTCGAGCGTTGAGACAAAATTATAGTAATATATAAAATTTGCATTATTACTCACTCCATTGAGATACCGTACATATACCTCATTATGTCCTCCTGGAATAGTGAAGGTAGTCTCGACGGTTGTGCTGGCTGTAGATACCGTGCTGAGGTTTACCCATGTGGCATTATCATATGAATAGTCTATATATTGAGGTCTTCACGCAGATCACCCACTCACCGTTTTAGTTCAATAAGAAATATCTCAGAAATTCAGACCTTCAGGAGCTTGAAATTTGAGCGTGATATATTCGTTTGCAAAGTCAAATCTCAGGTTGTTGGTTCATTGATTATATAATCACCCACTCAGAAGATATTGAAATATAGATAGAATTCCTGTATATAAAGTTCAAAAATTCTTGAAATCAGTAAATTTTGAGGTTTTGAGGTTTATAATAGTCCCATCATTAAATCCATCCTCATCCGCGGTCATGCTTACACTGGAGTTGTTCTGTGATGCTTTAAGGCTTGTGGTTGGTTTGTAGTAAAGAGATTTATAGTAGTATGCTCGAGTAAGAGCTGCGGACCATGTAGTGCCATTGTATGACTTCATCTGTGCGCTACTACCATTGTTAATTCTCACAAGTGCATAATTTGTATTATCTGCGGTTGAGCATGATAATTGCTCCCAATATGGAGAACCTACCGTTAATTTGCATGGGAGATTTATTGTAAAATCTGTTGAATTAGCAATAGCATTCCATTCTGCAGCTGTATAAGTTTTACTCGCATATACTGTTGAGCCTGGAGAACCAGCATTATCACTTACAACGCTTGCTGTAATATTACCGACGAAAGTGCCAGCGCTGGCAGCTTTTTGCATAACAAAACCAAGGTATTTGCTTTTTGTTGGAGTAAATGGTTGAGCCAGCATTTGTTCTGCTGTAGTCCCGAGTCATTGAGAAGCATTATTCGTCACTTGGATTTGATCTATATTATCCGTACTTCCCACCGCAGTAAGAGAAACCAAAGAAGGAGCTGACGATGATAGAGAATTCGCGACAGGCTCTATTATTTCTTCGACCTTTGTCCCATTTATATCCCAGTCGACACTTCCATTCCCTGAAATCATATAGAGGACCAGGTTCAAAAATGCAGCTGACGCGTTCGTGGTGATATAAATCGTATTATATACGAGTCCTCATGTCGATGCTGTATAATTAGTTCATGATCATGAAGACGCCGCGACACGAGTTCATGCAGTATTGAATTCGTCGGTTACAAGGGTTATTCATGGAGTTGTTCAGACGGCAGTAAAGCTCGTGACATTCAGACGGGTAGTAATCTTGTATTTTGTACTTGGTTTGACAGGGTATGCATATTTACTCAAATAATCCAGAGTTGCCGACGCTCATCATGATGTCGTGGATAGTTTCTGGGACCTACAGTATGTAGTTCATGTATTAGTCAGTCAGGAGATACTATATCGGTATATCCTACTTCATGTCCCTCATCCACCCGTGACAAACTGTCATGTCGAAGTCCCCACATTGGTTCCAGTTGAGTATAAAAATACTCAAAATTTCTCATCCTCTACAGGTACTTGCATTCCTGTAGTTGCAGTTGTGGCAGTTCCTATCGCGCTATCAATATTAGAAAGAACCCCTCATACTGAGGCGATTGTATAAGAGGTTCTCGGACCGAGAAACGGTCGAGCATGATATGACTTAGGATTCAGCGATTGTATAAGATTTCTCATATTAATTATATGCGGCTACGGCACCGCTGGTAAGTGTTATTGCAGTAACGGGACCAGTGAGAAGGGTTCCAGCTGGAAGAGTAATCGATGCGATTGATCATGTCGAATTCGTGCGAGTGAAGGTTGTGAAGACGGTGTCAGTAAGACAGACAACATGGCGCGCCGTGAGTCCGGTTACTGGGGTTGTATTCGTTATATATGTCACCGCTCCCTCTCCATTCTTTCCTCAAAATGTCTCAGGAGTCACCTTTACGGTCTCATTTGTTACTGGATCATGTGCGAGCATTCCTGGGGTTCCATTGGCGTCGAATGATGCGTCATTGACATCGGTTGATATGGTCATATACAAAAAGTGAAAGTATAAAAAAGCAAGGTAATTATATTTTTTTATCAAAAATAATCAATTCATAACTTTGCCAGCCAAAAACGGTAACGGCCAGGTAATAGAGGACCGCCCATCCATAGAGGTATATTCGATACCACCATGGTTTATCTGATCGCGTGATATCTCATATTTGCGCTCTTAAGAATTTATAATCCACTTCGAACTTCCGCCAAATGGATCCGCCCTTCTTATATCCGTGGTCATGCCAGTCGCAGTTTGCGTCGAAGAACTCCGCGCATGGAGGACGAAGGTTAGCAAATGGACCAGTCTTCGCACCGCACCCGTTTATCACGCCTTCTTGGTGTAAAAATCCCCAGTCCTCTGGTGTGAGGTCCTGGGGTCTTGTTTTATAAATCAGGCGATATTCACGCTGGATATTATAAGCTGTATCATTCATATATTTATGTCTTAATGATATAATTAAGAGTGATATAAGGCTGGATATTATTATGTGCTGCTCATCCTCATGTGCTTCATGTATTATAAGTTCATATATTTACATTATCATTAGATACAAAATTTCAGTTAGGAGTTCATCAAGAAGAATCTCATTGATATCATAGTGTATGAGTATGTCCTGGTATTTCTGTAGTTGCCAGTGTATGAGTTTTAGCTCCTCATGTTTCGCCGAGAGCGTCAAATTCTGTCTGAGTAGAATCGAATCCGACCACGACACGACCTTTGATATTTGGTACATTAAATGTCGTCGATCCGTCTCATGCTCAGTATGTGGATCAGATCAATGCAAAGAGTACAGCATATGTTGTTCTAGATACTGCAGTTCAATCACACAATAAATATCATGTTGGAGCCGTTCATGTAGCCCATATAAGCATTGCTCATGCCGGATTTGCCCCGAAGTCTCAGCCAACTATTTTATTTCTCCAGTCTGTTATTGATGTAATTGTAGTTCCACCTGAAACCACCACCGCGAGCCGAGTATACAGTGAGTTCCACGCTAATGTGGATGTCTGTATTGCTCATGCCGAGTTGATCATGATATATGTTGTCACACTCGCACCTACCGTGAGAGTTCCTCCGGCATATTGTCACTCTGTACCTCATACACGATAAGTTCCAGGACCGATGGTGACCTGGAGAGCTGGGTGAGCCGCGAGCCGATAAACCTTCAGATGATCGGTTCCATTCGCGTAGATATCGTCTATATCTTCGTTGAAGTCATTGAGTCTCGGTGATGACACTGTTTCTCATGAGTTCCATGTGAGAGAGTTGATTCGAGGCATAGTGTATGGGTTATTATGTAGCTGATGTGAATGTGATTGTCACGTTTATTGTTACCGTCTCGTTAGCCGTTGTGATTTCATTGAAGTTTACCCTGGAGAGAAGTGTTCATGAGTTTGCCGTTCCGGTTGCTCCCATGAATATTCCACACTCGAGGATTGTCTGACTTCATACTTCCGTGCTTCAGAAGAATTTATCGAGGTACGCGACATTATCTATATAGTATGTATCACTAAATGTTCACCTGACGAATTCAGTCTGGAGAGTTGTATCGGTTGACGCTGGAACATTTCACCCTGAACCGAGAGCGATGTAGTTTGCCACGACATTCGATGTTTCTCCGAGGATTGCTTTCGCAAATTCAGTGCGCCCGATGAGTGGGACCAGGTTATGTGCTGTGATCACACGCGCTCTTTTGGACGATGGACCGTACATTCGCACAGCTTCCATCCACCGCTTCATCCAGTCGTCACGGATCCCTCTTTTTTGTCGTTTCTCAAATGATTTTTGTATATCTTTCGGTTTAGCCCATGTTCACGTGTATTGTTGAAACCATGCGCACAATTCCTCCATTGGAGCTATGGTTATCGTATAGTTTGGCTCAAGTCGTGAGACGTCATTTACTTTGATTTTCATAATGAGGATATTATATAGAAATTAAGTTGCTTCGCAATAGTCAGCGTATGCATCGGTTGCTATGGTACATCTCTTATAGAGTTCAAGCATTCCAGCGGCGTCCCTAGCCGTGAATTCAAAGCCCCACTCGTCTATTTTCCCTATAAATCATTCTACCAGGGACGCACGATTTCCGATATGTGCATCCGTACCGGCTACAATTGGACCCGTTACAGCAAGTGTCCCCTGAGAAACTCCATTAACATAAGCCGTCAATACATTATTTTTATATGTCATTCCGACATGATACCATGTGTTTATTACTGGTGTAAATACTGATAGGATCCTGTATCCTGTATCGTATACATGAAAGTCTAGGAGCTTGGTTGTTGCGTTTATCGAAATTCCCATTTGATTCGTCGTCGATGTGATTATTTTGAATGGAGTTGCTGGAGTTACGTTTGTTGGGTAGATCATCGCGGAGAGTGTGAATTCTTGACCCATTCCTGTGAAAAGTCCAGTTTTTGTCAATAAGTCGTTTCCATCGAAAGAATATGCAGCATTTCCATTACCGAAGTAGTCAGTCGCCGTGAGGCTTGCTCCGCTGACCGTGAGTCCAAGACTTCATGATTTTAGATTTCATACTCTATGAGTATTTGACGCGTATTGTCTATTATAGTATGAGTCATGATCTTGGTACATGAGTTTCACTTCCATCTCTGAGAGCTCCCTGGGATACATTCGGATATTATCTATTTTTCCATTAAAGAACCCTTGTGTAAATGCAGTTCCTGCAGAGTTCAGATACGCACCAATTCCGCATAAATCGGTTGACTGGATATCCGTTCATGACAATGATGAGATATCAATTTCTCACTTCTTGACGGTGTCCATGTAGAGCGTATGCATTCAAAATCTATTGACAGTCACCGCGAAAAAGTGCCAGTTTCCGTCAATATATCCAGTTTGTGAAAGTGTCACATTCTTCTGAGTCGTTCCGATTGACAAGAGTGAGTACATGATTCCAGATTCAAAAAGAAAGGCGTATCGAGATCATGCAGCCGCTCGAGACTTTCCGAATACTCACGTCAAAGCCCCGACCGATGATGTCTGGAACCATCCCGAGTATGAGAAATTTCCAGTTCCAGCGTCGAGGACGTCCCCGAGAGATATATAATTACTGGACCCGTTGAATGAGTACGCAGAGTTCGCAGCTCATCACTTATCAGTTGTGAGCGTCGCACCAGTGACGGTTCCATTGTATCAATTCCCACTTCTATCGAGTGCATTTCATGTGAAAGGAAGATCCAGGAGGAGGTCTCCAGGAGGAGCAAAGAATGGGCGTTCTTTCTTGACAACATTGTAAGTTTCTCCTATGGATATCACCTCATCTACCGTCTTCACAATGTCCACGATCTCGGATACATCGATGAGAAGGTTCTCGGACCGCCTGAGAAGGAGTTGGAAAAACTCAATAAGCCCGAACATCGTCGAACCCGCCTGGACCTGATAGGACCACCTTCCAGTCGTCTTCTGGTTCCTATTCACCTTCTGGATGACAAAATATGAATCTATAGCTCGATTTGTGTCTTGGATATGTACGATTTGACCTGCTCTCCATCCGTCCTGGTCACTATTCCATGTGGCCGTGATGACTGGGTTTTTGTATGGTGCTATCTCAGCTTTTGCGCGATCTCTGGCGTCTTGGAAACTTCGGATTGATAAATCAGTAATAAGAGCACCGTCATATATTCCATCTCATCCAAGAAGTGCTTTCATGGCGATGATACTTGCTGTATCCTCTACCTGTACGCGTATGGGTTTGTATGGGTAGTATACTCGTCTAAAAAGAGTCCCTGACGCAAGAAGAGGCGCGCTTGCTCGCTTGACTATCTTTTCATTGAAATTATAAAGATAATCAAAAGACGCAGCAGAGTCGAGGTTTTCCACCCCGACTGTTTTCTCGACATAGCTCGCACCCGTTCCGGTTGTGTCCACGTATATTTTGAGTCCTTTTGGTTTATAGTCGAGTCTCCATGATTCAAGTTTCCCGTCTGTTACCTCATCCTGAGTATAAGTTGACGCGTCGATTGCTTCACCACCTCGGACGACTTGGCGGTTCTTCAGTTGGGAAATATCCGCCGTGATTGATAGGTCGCCGTACACTTCTGAAGCGTCGAGGATTTCCATCGGACATGTATAACTTTCTTGCTCAAAAAAGTGAATATCACGCTCATAGTCAATATACCAGTAGAGTTTGAGGAGTTTTGAGAGTTCCTCGAGGAGAACCGTTGGTTTTTTATACTGAGCTCGGATATCACCGTACTTGGTATTCCCTTGCATGACATTCTTCAGCGTGAATGATCCGGTTGTCAGAGAGAGTTGGTCGAATTTGATATCACCAAGAGTGATAGATGATGAAGTCGTCCATTGATACTCAAAATATGCGATTGACGCAAGATTTGGAGTTCCGGTTGCTACTCCATCGGTAATCTCGAAGCTATCGTAACTCCAGCAGTCCTCACATTGGTACATATCGGACCACTCGAGGTAGTTTCCCACGCTCGTAACGGCACGAAACTTTGGCGCTGTGAGCTTGGATAGTTGTCATGCTCCAATCTTCAGCCATGGGCGTATATGAGTGAAACTGGATATATTCACGACGGCAGCTGGAGTGAATCGGTATGTCATAGTACCAGCTCCAGACGCTCATCCAGTCACGCTCGCGTTCTTGTATGCTCGGTCGGTCGTAGAAGTACCAGGAGTAACGGCGACACCTATCGCGGTCCATCATGTCGTGGTTTCTGCATCAGAAACTTCCAGGAATGATGAGGTTGCAGTGAATTTATGTGTCACGCGTCCAATAACTTCACGCGGGTATTGGTCCTCGAAAGTGTCGACGACATTCTTTGCGTCGAATAGCTTTGTGAAGTCGGTTGCCGTCACGTTAAATACAAAAACACCACTACATCCGATCTCTTGGTCTGGATTCTTCATGGTAACTCATGCGAATATGAGACGCCCCACTTTTGTTCACTTTATGTATGCAGTTCCGAGGGTTGTTGTGAATGTAATCGTCTTTGCAGTGTGGTCGATTGAGAGTATGGTTCTTTTTATAGCTCCCGTGGATCCGGCAGGAATCCTGAGGACATCACCCACGCGATACTTCTGGAAATACTCGAATGTGTCATCGACTGGGATTGTACTTACTCCAGACGCTACATCAGCCGTCAATACAGAACCTTCCCATATCTCAATAATAGCTCCCTCTGGAACCATGTAATTGGAAACAGTGAAGGAGCAAGTATTTGAGCGATTATTCATTTGCTCAGTAATTTTGACCGTGTTGTAATCCACTTTGTCAGTGATGTCGACACCATTGAGTTTGACGAGTAGCATATTATGATTGTAGTGCAGTGTGGTATTTAAATATGTCGAGGACCGTATCGCCTATCTTTTGCGCAAACTCATCATCGGATCCATAGAAGTTATTATTTTCGAGGACGATAGTCCATCCACCTCTCTGATTCCCTCATTCGATAGCACGCGCGACATTCCCTTGCTGGGAAGCGTTCAGGACCACCTCTCACGCCGTGAGCATGGCTGGTACCTTGTCGAGCCCGCCTGGTCCCTCTACGAGCCCGCCATGCGCGAATTTTGGGATTGATACCCTGCTTACTTCGCCGATCATAACTGGACTCACTTTATTCGCCGCGCGTATGAGGCTGTTTATTCCTTCGATAGCTCGGTTGATGAAGTCCTCAATGACGCCGATAGTCGCATTAAATATCCCCTTTGCTGCTCAGGTTACCGTGGAGAGCATATTTGTAAATGTCTGAGTAAATGTCGTTGATCCATCGCCTGAGAACCAAGAAGTGAGGGATTTCCATATACCTATCACGCCATCTTTGAGTCCAGTCCATCCCTTAATTGCCGTGGCTGATATAGAGTCCCACATACCAGATAAGAATGTACCGATTGCCGTGAATACGGTTGTAGCGGTGAGTTTTAATCCATTCCAGAGAGTCGTTGCAAATGTCGTGATACCATTCCATATCTCGGACCACTTCGTTGCGATTCCATCCAGGAGTCATGAGAACCATGTTTTAATTGCTTCCCATGTAATCATCCATTGCTCATGGAATGGCTCGACGAGTTCCACGAATATCGAAACTATGCCATAAAGAAAGTCTGAAAAGAGCGTTTTCATTCCTTCCCATGCAGCCGCCCAGTCTCCATGAAGAACGGCCGTGAATATAGCGATAGTATCTTTTATCACATTTAATCCAAGTTTGACAATCTCAATGATTGCTCATATAGCTCATTCTACCACGAGCTTTGTTAATTCCCAAGCTCACACCATGACGAGAACGAACGCATCCAGGATTGGCTTGTTCTCGGACGAGAACGATTTAAAAAATTGGCTTATCGTAGTGAATAGTCACCCGATAACGACTCCGAGCTCTTGAAATTGCGCACCGAAGTTGGTAGTGAGCCAAGCTCCGAAAGTCTGGAGAACCACCATTGCTCACTGGAATAACACCACCACCTGAGAGGCTACAAAGCTCACGACTTGACCGATAACACCAAAAATCCCGAGGATAGTTTCTTTATGCGCTGTAATCATTGTGATTGCAGAGGCTACTCCCGTCGAGATAGTATCAAAGAGTCCACCCTTGATAACTTCTCCAGTAAGTGATACGCCGACGATCTCACGCGCAAGCCCCATGAAGGTATCTTTAAGCGTAGAAAGACGCCCGTCGAGCGTTTGGCTTTGTTTATCCATAGCTCCGGCAATACCAGCCATTTGACCTATTCCCTTCAGGTAGTCACCTATTCCATCCGCGGTCTTCTTCACTTCGACGGTCTGACCTCTAAATGTAAGCGCCACCTTGTCTCCATTGCTTTTCGCTACGATACCAAACTCTTTGAGACGCTCGAACTCTCCCGTGATCGCGTCATTAAATGCTTCGACGGCTTGGGAGATTGGCTTTCCCTGGGATGATGCGATATCACCGAGGTTTGTAAGTGATGGGATGAGTTCTTCGTCGGTAACTCATGCCACGTTTTTGAGCTTCAGGGCCATATCAGCAATCTCTCCAAATTCGAACGGTGTCTTATTCGCAAAGTCCGTGATTTTCATCATCATATCTCCAGCTTGCTTCGCGGACCCGTACAGATTCTCGAACGCTACACGTGTTTTTTCTACATCCTTTCCTGACGCTATTCCCATTCACGCCATGGATAATGCAAAGGTCCCCACTGCAACACCCGCGTATTTCAGACTGGAGACAATGGCTTGACTGGATATTCAGAAGGATTTTGAGGTTTTTCCGATGGATGATGACATGCCTTCTCCTGATTTTGCAATCTCTTTTTGAGTGATTTTACCTTGTTCACCGATATCGTCAATGCCTTCACGAATAGTATTGAGTTCTCTCGTGGCATTGTCGATGGCTTCGAGTATGAATTGTACTTTTTGGCTCATAAGGTGTTTCGGTTATTGCTTCTTGTTTTTCCACCACCGTTCCTTCTGAAGAAAGAGTGAGAGGAATTTGTAGTCTGATATTGGGAGGTCATTTATACTCGAGGCGTATGGGATATTCATTGTTCTGCAGATATCAATATCGATTATCTTTTGCATAACTTCGAACCCTATTTTTGTCTTGGATGAGATTGGCTTTCCCTGAAAGTAATTGTCAAGTGCTGTATTTATTTTTGTGATTGTACTAAACCCACCTCTCCAGTCGCTCAGATTGTATCTTTACGAGCTTTTTCTAGCGCAGTGAGAATGTATTTGATATCTGGAGATGGTATTTTCTCAAAGATATCTGGAGCGTCAGTCACGGGTATATCCTTATCGTCTTTATCAGTGAAGTTCCATGACTTCACGAGCCCTGCCAGGGACGCCATGACGAACGAGAACGCGTCACCATGGTTCTGGTCTTGGTAGTTTGGATATTGAGCGGTGAGAGTTCTTTCAGCGCCGACCACATTGTCAATATAGAACTCTATCTCTGATCCTGGAACGCTTGGTAGGTTGATAGTAACGGTTTTGCGTATGCTATCTGCATTGAATACGACTTTTGACATAAATAAGAAGGTTATGGACGCCAAATTGGCGAGAAAGACAGGGTATGTACCCCCCTGTCATGGGGACTCCACTATACGCCGTAGTATGTATTGGCTTTGGAGTTCGTGATTTCCGCTTGCATAGCGTATCCAGCTGTTTTATCATAGAATACTTCCGCTTCGATGCTTTCAGCGTAGAGCTCGTCAGTTCCAGTTGGCATTTCGTATGAAGTGATAACCACCTTTGGAAATTTGAACACTGCAGAGTACTTGGTTGCGTTCGTATCAGTCGCAGAGATTCTCACACCGTTGGTGATTGTGATAATCATCGCATTTGGGAGGTTGTTTCTCCACTGATCGCGCTTTGTCACGTCAGTAAAGTATCGAGTGTACTTGAATTTTGCCGCCGCGCTACTTGCCGCGATTACGGATGGACCTTGACGAAGTGATCCGGTTCGATCCTTTAGACTATTTGAGAATTCAAGACTCCAATCCTCGACATTTGAGAGAGCTGCTGATGCCGCCGCTCCGATAGTTGCCGCTTCTTGAAATTGGCAATGATAGAATGAGAATACGATATCGTCATCCGCGAAAGACGCCGCGACCGGTACGAGATCGACCTTTGACGCGAGAGCCGTTGTATATGCCGCCGCGAGGGTTGCCACAGTTACCGTCTTTGCTGAGAGCGATACGCTGGATACTGTTACTTGTTCTGATGCTGGAGTATTTTTCCATATATTAAGAGTATCAGTTGCCACGATTCACTCTACTGCAGCGAGACTTATTACTTTCGCAGCTCCAGCCGTTACATCCGCGGTGAGGAGTGCTGTATCGAAGAGTCCGAGAGCCTTTGTCTTGACTGAAAGGTTCACGATGTCATCTGATGCGCTTATTTCGAAGCTATCCACGAATACACCGAACGCACGATTAACTTGATATCCTTGCTTGTAGGTATCAGCTGTACAAACTCCACCCTTCATTTGCTCGACGGTCATTGATGGGAGATCACATGATGCCACCGTGAGAGTATGCTTAAATGCTGAGGTGTCTGACGATACCGTCGCGACTGCATGGGACCCCATACCAGCTGATATCCACCATACGGCAAAGTTCGGGTCGAAGTCGAAGTTGTGTGATCCCTCATTAGTGATTTTTCCCTGGGTAACATTGAGAGCATTCCAGCGGTTGGCTTTGATAGGATTATTCGCCTTGATTTCTATTTTAGGCGTGAAATCACCATCTTTATATGGGATTGTTTTGGTTGGCTTGACGACAGTTCCAGCGACTGCTTCACGGACGACGGTCATCCATCCTTGGCGTGTACTTGACATAAGAAAAAAGATAAATTATAAAAAAGGTTTTATTCGATTCATTTGACGGTCTTCGACTTATTGGTTTTTATCTCAGGCTCTGGATCCACTCATCGCAGAGTATCCGAGATAATTTCGATATTTGGATTAAATCGGACCATATTTGCCGTGTATGATGATACTTCCGCGGTTTCTCCTTTCTGAAGGAGAGGGCACCCTGTTATTGCGAATGGTTCGGCGCCGATGTTTTTAATGGTAACCATAGAGAGAAAATTAAGGGATATAAGACTGGGTTCTACGCTTCACTCGCTTTCCTTTGATACGAACCACTACCTCGTATGTCGGGAATCCGCGATTTGTTGAGAATCAGTATTCGACTGTTTCGACTCTGGAGTATTCGACTGGGCAGAGTGTTGCGCCTGATGTTATCAGGGTTGGGTTTGTCATTACAATTCATGCGATTGTATCGTCGAGAGGCTCGAATGTTACAGCGTCCACTCATTCGATTTTTCTGATTGCATCCGCGACAGCAAATATGTTTTCGGTGTCCACCGTTCGGTATGATACGCCTGATAAGTTCTGAGTGAGTTCAGCTCCAGCGTTTGTCTTCTTGACGGCGAATGTATCCGCATCGATGATCTCGAATACTGAGTGAGTTCCTGAAAATATCGAAGGAGACGCCTGGAGTACAATTGCGGTTCATACCGTGAGGCCGTGAGCGACCTTGGATATCTGAATTTCCTGAAAATCCGCATCATAGACGGCGGCTGTAGGTGTAACGATTGCTCACTGGTCTTTTCAATAATATTGCTTTTGATTATATACGAGCCTCATCTCGACAGTGAAGTTCTTTTCTATAGCTCATGGACCACGGTCTAGATTATCAGTAGTGATTGGCTGGATAGTGATTGCAGGCTGGCAGGATTCAGGGATTTGCTGTGGATCTCAAAAATACACCTTTTTGATATCCGATAGAGCGGACCCAGGTGTAGCGATGGCGACCTCGAGAAGTGTCTTGAGAGCAGTTATCACCTTTTCCATAAGCAAGAAAGAAAAAAAAGAAGGAATCAGGATTTTTGTATGCGGATATTATACAAGTTTTGCACTTTTTCACAAACAAAAAATAATCCCGTAGGATTATATTTGAGTTCAGAAGATTCCGATATCTCTCTGGATCTTGGATTGCATGGCGCGTACGATTTCTCGGTTCGTATTATTGTCTAGGTCGATGATGGCACGCTTTGGAAGTCTTCACCCTCATGTCTGGTGGTATATAGCGTACGGAGCGTTGAATTCGAAGATTGCGCGGTGTTTTTCGATGGTTTTTGTTCGGTCAGTCTGTAGGCGACCCGTCCATCGGAGGACCGACGGATTATTTGGTGGCTTCTTGTAATATCCCCAGCGCCTATCACGCGCTTTATTGGTCCTTGGGGATAGTGGTCTCCATTTCTCTGCTTTCTCTGCATTTTGACCCCTTGCAGCAAAGAGTTCGTCGCTTCTTGCTTCGATGAGGTCCAGCGCATCTCTGTAAAATTCCTCCATTCTCGGGAGTTGAGTCACGAGCGTTCGGAGGTTTCTTGATAACTGGACTTGTCATGTAACCTCGAATTTTAGCTGCATAGAGTTTACTTTAGAATACCTGGTCGACGGTGAATGCTCGAGGAGCTTCGGACATTGTCATCACGATCCCGTCTTCACCTGAGTCGCTTGCAATGGATACCATTGGAAATTCGAGACCGTCGGACCCGATGAGTCGTGTCGGTGCTTTAGAATCGAATATTTGCATTAAGAGAGACTTTCCCTCTTTTATTTTGCGATCGCCGTCGTAGTCCTGGCCCATTTGCTCCGCGCCGTACTCCTGGTTCAGGAGGGTTCCTGAAGCTATAAGAATCTCGGCCCGTTCGAGTATAAGAAGTGCTGGAGAGTCGGTAATGAGTGAATCCTCAGCTTTGATGTGGGTGATATCGTACTTCCCGGCGATGATCCCGAGAACTATCCCGTATGATTGCTCGCGGATAGAATCGATGACGTCGTCTGATACGTCAGGGTTTCCATAGAATCCAGCGTCAGTTCGAATTCGTAGGGTGGTGGAGAAGGTGATCATAATTATTTGGATAAGGACATAAGGGCCTGGACTCGTAGCTCGTAATCCTGCATTATTGATTCATACCTTTCCTCGTATTCCGGGTGGTCCACGCGGAGTTTTATCTGCAGGCGTTCGATTCTGTTTTTCGTTTCTTTTTCTATTATATCTCTTTCGGTTTGTATGTAAACTTCACGAAGAAGCATATTGCTATTTTAGAGTGTTGATTGGGCGCGTGTGATTTGGCCAGTCTGGAGTTTGACCTGGTTCGGCTTGACTCCAGTCGATGAGCTCTTGGACCGCCTCTCGGACCACTACACGCTCGAGGCTCGCCTTTTTTCAAAGTGCGAGCTGGGCATTCAGGTGGTGGGGTGTATGTCAGTTAGCCTCGCATTCGAGGGCGTCGATTTCTGGTCGGTCCATAGGTGATATGGGTTAGGAATCTTTACGACATTTCGCATTCTTTACGTCGCTATGCATATCGTTGAGTTTCAGGACCACAGTGTTGAGTATTTCACTTGTCTTGGAGTGGATGGTATTTGATTCCTTCTGGAGGTCGATGAATCGGTCGAGGTTCGACTGGTTCTGGGCTTCTTTTTTTTCGTCGCGCTTCATGAAGTGATAAAGCATGAATAGTGCGACTCCGAGATTGGGGATTGCCACTATGAGCTGTTGTACCATCGTTAATTCCATGAGAAAGTTGTTAATAATATTGAGAGTACCCGCGTGATACGCGAGCACCCCTCAATACGATTATTCGTCTCCACCTTCATCGTCACCGCTTTCGTCATCCTGGTCGTCGTCGTCTTCATCATCAGAGTCGTCATCCGATTTATTGCCCTCTGCAGCTTTCGCGCGTAGATCAGCAATGAGTTGCTTAAGTATAGCGTTGGATGCACCTGGTTCGAAGTCGACACCTGGGACTTGTTTGAGTTCACTGGTGAGAATTTCGACGAGTTGAGGTTTTGTTGCACGATCGAGGTTGATTTCTTTCGTACCCTCATTCTCATCGTCTCCACCTTCATCACCCTCTGGAGCGTTTGCTCCTCCTGGGAGAATCTGGAGGTATGAGTCCTCCTTTATCGCCTTGAGCTCTTCATCAGAGACTTCGACTATTGATGGTTGAGCTCAGAATATGAGACCAGCCCGACGGCGTTGGCCTGTCGGGTGGTTTTGGTTGCGTAATCTTACGCGAATGGAAGTTTTAGAATTTGACATGGACTCTGTTATTTAAGAAGTAGAAACCGTATCGATTAGACGTTTGTTCCCTTAGAACACAATCTCCAATCACCGTATCCGAACGCGTGACGACCAGCTACTCCGTAGAGGTTTGAGTCAGTCATGAATGCGTTTGTATCTGGGTTTGCAGTTGTTACCTGATCGAACTTGAGAGGCTTTCGAATCTGGAAGATAAACGGCTTGATGGCACCTGAAAGGTCCATGAAGTAGTATGGAGCGTTTGCTCCAGACGCGCTTGAGAGGTAAGGATTGACCACTACCTTCACGCGACCGCGGAGAACTGCCTTTGCAGGATCAGTTGTAACCGCTACAGCCGTTGGATCGAAGAGTTCCTTCGCAGTCCACTCGAGACATGTAGGAACCATGAGGTGAGTAACTTGTACTCCAGCAAGGTGTCCAGTATCAGTCTTGTACGCTTCCATTGTCTGGATGATGTACTTTGAGTTTGTTGCATCGAGAGCCCTTGATGTAAAGAGATTGACCTGAGTTCCTGAGCTACCTTCACTATGGTCGGTATCAAAGAAGTTTTGACCATCGTAACATACAGTTGATGCTCCAGCTTCGATAATAGCAGCAAACTGCTTATCGTATGATCGTTTTGCACCACCACCCATTTGAGTGACGCGCATTACGATTTGACCGTATTGGTCGTCGTCGATTGCGTCCTGATCCACGCGAATAGAAGATTCGTATTTCTTATTCTTGATTGTGAATCCGTACTCTTTGAGGGCCTTAGGGAGACGTTCTCCTTGCCATTCTCGGAGTTCAGCAGTGTCACCGAGCCATCCGTATTCCTCTGAGGACTTGGTAGATGGTACCTGAGTAACAAAATCTTGGTAGTATGTAGGTACCGCGTCGTATGCCTTCATGAATGTAGTCTGAAGACCGCTTTTAAGCAGACGGGAAATTTCTTGAGGCGTAAGCATAAGAAAAAAATAAATTAGAAATTAGAATAGAAAAATTGACTATGCGTAGACGGATCCGATAGCCTGGTCGATATCAATATCCACGAGACTTGCCGTTACTGCCACACATGTACCGATTCGGACCGCTACGGTTCCAGTTGCAAGAACTCCGGCAGCAGTGATCTTGATTGCATCACCGACTGAAGCTTGGACGATAGAACCAGTATTAGGAACTTGGTGTACACCCTTTGAGTATACACGAACTGAGAGAGCACCGGCAGCACCGGCAGTGTTGTCGATAGTTTCTGCAGCGATTCCGAGAAATGTATCACCTGCAGCGACATTGTCTGTAGATGAAGGTTGGAAAGCATACCCAGTTGCAGCCTTAGTATACACTGGATTTCCCTTCTCGATGAGTTTGGCTGCTTCGATAAGAAATGCATTGAGCACCCCTTCTCGGTAGTTGGTTTCGATTGATGCCATAAGAGCAAAAAAATTAGATAATAAATGAATTAGGCTTTGAGAGATGTCTCAGCTGCCTTCTTAGCTTCTTCTTCTGAGAAGCCCATTTTCTCCTGGAAGAAAGTGACCGTCTCTGAGAACTTAGCATCTTTTGACGGCTCAGCTGGTTTTGGATCTGCTCCAGTACCGACTTCAGTCGTGTTGAATGCTTTGAATTCTCCGATTATCTCGAAAAATTCTTTTGCCTTCTCTACTGATCCGAGGGATTCAGAGAATTGAGCGAGTTTGTCCTTATGCTTTGGAAGCACAGAACCTTTGGCGATTACTGCAGAGACAGAAGTCTCACAGAACGCCGCGAGAGTTGTCTTCTGGACCTCTTGACCCTTTGCAGCCGCAGCACGGAGCGCAGCAAGCTCAGAGGCTTGGATTGAGACGACACCTTCGTTTGCTTCCACCTTCTTTTCTTCAGCTGGTGGAGTTGCTGGTTCCCCTGCAGGTGTTTCTTCACCTTCGCTAAACTTAGCGAGAGTTTGATTGACTGCTTTGGTAATCTCTGGGCTTTTTGAATCAGCAGGAAGGTCATTGAACGCCGATTCGAGCTGTTCTTTTTGCGCCAATGTGATTTTCGCGAGGTCTGAGAACGCCGCGAGGATATCGAGTAGTGTTTTCATGGTAGGTTCAAAAAAGATATAAAAGTTTTCCGAGTATCCGTGTCCAGCCTCACCTTGTGTCGTTCGTGTACCTTCAGTCTCCTGACCGTCTTCTGATGCCATGAGTGGTTGCATCGATTTAAAGAATGGTCGATTAGTGAAGGCTCCACCGACTAACATGTTGGTGATGGGTTTCCCCGTTTCCTCGTCTGTTTTGTAGAATACTATCTCCGGAGAGAAGTATCTGTAGGCTCCCTCATTGAGGAGGTCTGCGCCCCTTTTTGTGAGCTCTAGTTTCGCAAAGAGATCACCTTCTGTTACTTGGTATAATTCCGTATACCATGCGAGTGCTTTGTGGTTTGGTTCGTGGTTTTCGTCGACTGCAAGCTTGATACCGCGAATGTTCGCGTCAAAGTTTGCTTTTACTTCTTTGAGGATCTCTGGAGTAATTTCGAACTCCCCGTAGGCTGGATGATTCCATTTTCCGGTTCTCATGATCTGTATATCGACGACATCGTTTGCCTTCTTGTCATTTTTTTGAGAGTCTGATAATTCAGAAAATCCCCACGCCGTAAAGTTTGCTTTTACGGCGGAGAGAGATGTGCCTGCTTCTTTTGGTAGGCATTGAGCTTTCCATTCATTGTCTTCGGCTATCATTTCGTCGATAACTTTCCCCATTTCGTCAGGCGTCAGGAGGTCGAAGATCGTCGCCATCTTTTCCTTGCGTATATAGCTCTCAATTTTCCACATGACTCGGTCCAGCGCTGTAATATCCAGTCCTTTCTCGTAGATTAGATTGGTTATGTTGGTCGCAGTGTCCTTTGAGATTTTTCCTTTCTCTGAGAAGAACGCGAGGATTTGAGCTTTTGTCTTTTTCATACTAGAGGTTTTTTATGAATTCAGGCACTTGGTAGGTCGCGCGATCATCGGTTCATGCCATGGCTGTAAGGCGGTTTTGTATCTTCTCGAAGGCATCCATGTAGAGAGAAATCGCCTCTTTTTTTGAGACGACCTGTACTTTTTCTGTATTATATTCTTTTTGCGTATTTCTGCAAATTTCTGACGCAGAAACCGCGGACCCTCATCGGATCTGGTCTTTGAGGTAGTCTTTAGCAAAATCCAAGGATCACATCATGGGGAGTCGGTATTTATTATCACCATCCCATCGGATCTCGAAGTTTCCGATTTGGTCCATTTCTATGGAGATGACGGCTTGCCTTTCCTGCCTATCCATTTTTTGTTTCCGTGTTAAATATAAAAAAATAATATCGAAAAAACCCACATACACAATATATTCTTTACTTTACTTTACTTTACTTTGTGTAGTTTCTGCTTCAGAAATTCGCAGTAATTCGAGACTTTGGCTTTGGTGTCTGTATTTGCTTTTCTAAATATACTATTTCTAATTTTGCATATTCCGTGAAATCTTCCAAATCTACCCAAAATCTACCACGATTTTCTACCCTCTAAATAGTTTCTGCTTCAGAAACTTTCAGAAACTCGCAGTAATTCGTGCATTGTCAAGCGTTTTACTGCTTAATCCTGCATAATCATTTGCTTTTGTTTCGATTATGCATAATATGGCTTTGTTGAATCGATAACCCCACCACCGTATGTACCATCTCGTCATCACTCTTGGTTCTGCACAGCTCGCAATGGAGATCATCTCGGACCGCCGCTACCTCGCAAAGCATATCACCTTCTCAGCGTCAAACGCTATTGATATCGATAATGAGGAAGCGTTCGAAGATATCTCTGGAGCTTTCAATGAACAAGGTGTTATTTTCGATGTACAGATTGCCGTTGAGATTCCAGTTTATACCCATTAATCCCTCATTATATGAATCGCCTTTCATGACTCTATGTCGACATCCTCTGGAATCCTACGGACCGCGTCGTGACTGTTCTCGACCTCGTCGATACGAACAATGAGCCCGCTATGATGACACGCTCGAAGCGTGGCGTGGAGGCTCTCTGGCAGCGCCTATCGACGGAGTTCTCCAGCTCTTGGACCTGGGCGTCGGTCCAGGCGATCGTCGAAGCGTCAGGCGTCAAGACTCACCACTGGTGTCGGATGGATTA